ATTTTAAAATCCCCTTCTTGTTTTACTTCTGACATAATATAATATAATTAAATAATTGTTTATTAACTAGGGCCGAATTCTTCTATTCCAAATCCGCCTAGCACATCGTTTCCTGATGATTCAAAGTTTTTAGGTAATCCTTCTGTTTGTCTTTGCTGTATTAACTCAGACTGTTGGGATCCTTGTATCTTTATTCTTTTATCTTTTCTATCTTCAGCCTGTTTTTCTTTAGTTCCTTCTGCGTTTACTCTAGCTAAGGCTAGCTGCATATTAAAATTGAACTCTTCAGCCATTAGCTCTCTTTTTATTTGAGCTTCAGTCTGCATTCTCTGTATTTCAAACTGAGATTTAGCTTGTTCTATACTAACCTTTTCTTGAGTAAGCGCTTGTTGTTTTTGCACCTCTGCCATTGCGGCTTTTTCTGATGCTTCAGCGTTTGCTTGCGCTTGCGCTTGAATATTCGCTTGTTGCTGCTCTTGTTCTCTTTTTATTTTTTGAGTTTGCCTTAGTTTTAAGAATTGATTAGCTAACTTTGTGTTTTTTATTTGCCTGATATCAATTGCATCGGATAAAGCAATTGCTTGTGTCTGCAAAGCTACCTGTATGTTTTGCTCTAATAAAGCTTTTTCTTCCTCCTCCGGCTCTAGCTCTAAATAAATACCAAAATCATGCAGTTGTAAATTCATTAACTCTTCAAGAGTTTTTGTATTGAATGTACTTATAGCGTTTGTTAAAGCATTTTCTGTTAAAGGATTTTCAATAACGTCAGCTACTTTTAAGCTTATATTTTCACACGTTCTAACTGTTAGATATAACAAAGAGTCTAATACATGCTTAGTTGCAATGTTAGAAGCATTAGCAGCCATTTTTTGTAAACCTACAAGTGAATCTTTAGCTGGTGCACTACCATCTCTTGCTTCATTTAATCCGGTTACATCTCTTATCATCTGTAGATAATACTGGTATGTACCTATTAAACTTTGTATTTTTGCTTGACCGCTTGAAGATGATAACTCCTGCACAGGCACTTTACCTCTATTTAATTCACCATCTTGGGTAAGTGATCTACCTACAACGGAACCTGTTTGAAAATACATGTTCAATGCTTCAGCTGGATTGTATGTTGTACCGTTACCTAAATCAACTTCCGCTAACCCATCCATATCTAAGAATACACCATCCGGTACTATTCTGGACATTACTTGTTGTAATTTAAGATGCGTTATTTGTATCATGTCAGCAAAGCTAGTAATCTTACTAACTATAGATTCTATACGTCCCTTGTACATTCTAGGTGCAGATATACAATAATTCATCATTACCTTTGTAGTATCAGCAGTTGGCCTAGTCATGTTTTCAGCCAACTTCCATTCTAACATAATATTTGTACCTAGTATTTTTGCGCCAGTATATAAAACTTCTATTGTTCTGGATATTCTTTCAAAATTATCGTTAACTGGAGGATTAAACGTATCAGGCTTTTCCAATGTTTTCTCTAATCCTTGATCTGTTTTCTTTATTTTAAATACTTGGTCTGAATATGTTTTGTATTCAAAGTATAATACTTGTATTGTATTTTCATCATAATTACCCCAGTTAGTTACATACTGCGAATTACCAGGCATATCCTGTATTTTTTCTAATTCAGCCGGTGATAGTGCTGGGAATTGTTTTTTAAGTTCCGCTAAAGATATTGATTTAACTTCACCTACATAATATACGTCTTCAAAATTTGGATCTTCAGTGTATGAATAAATCATATTAGCAGGATCTACATAGTCAGTAACTATCCCTTCAGCCTTATTAAAAGACGTTTTAACAGCTCCAATGCCGATAGTTGTTAAATCGTGAGCTAGCCGTTTTTTTGTTTGATCATACTTGTTAAATGCTAAAACATTATTAATAACCTCTTCTTCGGCTATTTCTACATTTTGCTTGTAAGTCATTTGAAGATGCACATCTAGCTCTTCTTTGCTTTCCGGTAAAGCTTCCATGTTGCCAGTTAAAGAAAAATCCATACCAATATTTTCTTTAATATTTAATAAAGCCTGTTTAGTGTTAATATCCTGCTCTACAGCAGCAGCGTAATCAGTTCGGCTTTTTACAGAAAAAGGGTCTTGTGCGAAAGCGTTTATTTCGTAAGTCTTATTAGACATTCCGTTTACAACAATATCTACAAATTTTGAAATAACAGGTATAGGCTTCCAATCTAAATTAAGATAAGACAAATCGCCGTTTATAGACAACTCATCTTTATATTTTTGTATTGATTGCTCCCCTCTTGCGTATAATCGTAATGAGTGAAAGCTATTCCAATTGTTTAAATATCTATTACCGTTACCTCTTCCTTGATTGAACCATTCTTGTTCAATAGCTCTAGAGACTTGTAAGCCGTAATCATAACTAGCTTTTACTTCGTCACTAACAACCTGGTTAGGGAAAGAACTATCAGTATTTGTTTGTATTTTCATTTATCTCAATATTTTAGACGTAGAACCTCTATTGTCATATCTTTTAATTCCTAAATCGTAAATCTTTTTCTGCACCGGACTAACTGGTGAGTATAGATTTTTATTGCAAGCCATTATAGCTAAACCAGAACTTATAGAAGCATCGTGCTTTGTTCTATTATTTATATTAAATTTACTCCAGTCTTCCAGCGTTCTTTGAAAGTACATATCTCCGTAGCCAGCTTCTGTTCTTCCAACACATGTCTCTATGTAAGATTCTATTGCTGCAGCATGAGCTTGTTTTATGTCTTCACTTGAGTTTGGTATTCCGCCTATCTCTCTTTCAGTTACAGATAGCTTGTTTAATCTTTTATCAGGTCTATTCATAGAGTAACCTCTATAGCCTCTTCTTTTAAAATGATACAATAATCTAGGTTTGTTATTTTCTGCAAGTATTGGCATACCGTAAAATACACAAGCCATTAACACATCTTCAAAAAATATTTCAGCAGTTTGAGGTCTAGCTATATATTCTAAAAAGAATCTGTTAGGCGGAACATCTTCCATACTAAACTTAGTTAAACCGTGTAAAGCTCCGTTAGAACCTCTTTTATCAACTGTACCCGATATATCATAACTGTCACATCCAAAAGCGCCGCAATGCTCGTTACCTGGATATTTTGTATTACCTTTTGTTATAACTCTGTTTTGAAGACCAATATTAGGAACCCAGCTTACATTAAATCTGCCGTTTTTATTTGGTACAAATATAACCTTAGTGTCTTTAACGCCGTTTTCCCACATAAAACTTCCAGTGGTTATTATCGATGTATTTCTAAGATCTTCGTTGTAATCTATTTGTTCGTATATTTTTGTTAAGTTAAACAAGGATTGCTTTGCTTCATCTCTAAAAGCGTGTTGCTCTGTTCTTGGAAACTGACGGTAATATTCATTTAAACCGTCTTGATCATTTTTTAATCCTTCAACTTCATTTTGCCAATAACCTATTACTCCTTGCTTTATTAAAGAACCATCAGGCCCTTCTACCGGTTTTTTTGGGTCCTCGAATACAGGAAGGCCATAAGAATCAATGTATCCTTCGTAGTTCCATTCCATAGGTATGAACAAACTATAGAGTCCTGAACGAGTCTGTCCATTGGCGTTTCTGCTTGTGACATCTGAATCATAATAAAGTTTTTTAAAATTCTCTCCTCCTTTGTCTAAAGCGTTTGATGTTGAACCCATCATACACTTACCTATAATTCTAGAACCTAGTCTTAAACAAGTTTTAGTTACCCTCCAATTGTTTAATATGTTTGTAGGTCTTTCCCATTTCCCACTTTCGTCGTGGACTAATAGTTTTAATTTTTCACCGTCGTACGAGTTGTCCCCGGTGTTCTTCCAATCGATCGTGGTGTCGAGACCGGTGATCTCCTGTAGTTTCTCGTTGGTGTCGAGTTTCTTACGGGTAAACTTTGACGCGGGTACCCTGTACGCGAGTTCTGTCTTCGGCCTGTCCATACCGTCCTGGATTGGTTTGAAGAAGAAGGGGTAATTAACTGAGATGGGTACGACCTTATCAGTAAACATCTTTTTGGCGTCTGGTCCTGACTTTGATAAAATGCCAAATCTTGAATCTGTGGATATTGTTGCCTGATTAACCGTCTCGCCTGATGCCATGAAAGAGAAACCTGACCGTCTGTTCTTAAGATAACACATTCCGTAACACCGTACATCCGCTTTACAAGCTTCCCAGAAGATATAGAATAATCTGTTTGATTCCCTAAAGTCTGGCTGCCCAACATCAATTTTGGACCACTGCAAGTACATGTAGTGAGTGCCAGTAATATAAGTAGACTTATCTTTGTTAATAAACCAAAAACCTTCCTCACGCCTTTTAAACTCTTTGTCAATATAGTCATACCACTTTTCTTTAAAATCTGAAGGGTACTCATCCCAATCAAATACTGATTTAATTTTAGAAAGCTCTTTAGGATATTGAGTATATTGCCACTTGTTTCCTTCAAATTCAGTAACACCTTCTTCTTTAGGTAGTGCTATTTTTAATCCTTGTATTTCGTAAACTTCCCCTACTTGTCCGGTCTTACTAATTACAACAACATCATGTTCTTCATTGTATCCGTAAGTCCACTTCTTATATCTATTTAACCTTTTTAATACTTTTGGTTTTATATAGTCTTTTAATACTGTTACTAAAGTTTGTTCGTACATTACCTAGATCTTCCTTCAGCAAATCCTCTAAAAGCTTTTTCTTCTTTAACTTCCTTTGGATTATCGTTTAACAAAGCTTCTTCTGCTTCTATTCTAGTAAGTATTTCAAAAGCATCGAAGATTGCTAACTTTTTAGTAGCAGCAGCATTTTTTAATCTATCAGCTGTTATATCATCTCCAGAATCAACAATAGCTTCTTTAGCTACTTTAATCAATTCTTCAACTGCTTTTTGCCCAGCTAGGATTATACTCTTCTTCGTTTCCTTCGTGTTCATACTTTATTACAATATCATTAGATTTCATACAATAAACTCTTTGATCATCTATTATAAAATCCCATTCACTACCAGGCGTAAAGCCTATGGTGTCTCCTGGGCTGATATTAAGCGCGTTTAAAGAACTATTGCCTATTTTTAGTATACCAATAAGGTCTTGCTCTTTTTGTGATCTTAAAGTGTCTTTGTTTTTCAAAGGCATTACAAAGCATCTGTCTCCAAATGATTTCCAATCCCCTGTGTTTTTATACAAATATATTTGATCTGCTGAACAAAAGTGTAAGTCATCTTTAAAATGAGATCTACTTCTTTTCTTATTACCTCGGATATCATAAAAAACTCTAAATACATTATGATGTATTATTATGATGTCTCCCTTTTTTATATTTGTTTTAAAAGCTTTTGGTGTTTCAACTACTACTGCTAAATTATTTACAGACTTAAAGTCTTCAATTTTAGTGTTTAGTATTAATGTAACGTCGCCAAGCTTTATTTTGTTATCGTATCTATCGCCAATAGGTTTGACAATAAAATCGTATAGGCTTCTCATTTAATATTCTAAATCATACTCAACGGATATTGCCATGTTAGAGTTAAACTTCTTCCATGGCATAACCTCGTTTCCTTTCTTTATATAAATACTGTAAGAATTAGATTGTACGTCGTGTAATATACAGTCTATAGTATGCCCTCCGTAAACATTTTGCCCTACAGAGTAATGCATGGCGTCTGTTTTATAATCAGAACCTATACTTATTTTTCTTACAACAGAATCCATTATTCTGCTATTTCAAGAGTTTTTGATTTTTCAGACTCAACCTTTTCAAAAGATCCATCAGCTAAATTAACGGTAATATCCCCGTATTCTTCTTTTAGCTCTGACTTAATTTCTTCAAGCTCTTTAACTGCTTCGAAATTCATACCTAATAATTCAGCTTTTTTAGCCTCTAAAAACCCAACCTCAGTTAATATAGCGTTGATTTTTCCTTGACCTTCTTTTACTGCTTTTAATTGTTCATCTGTTAATTTTCCCATTTTATTTAATTTAATTGGTTATTATTATTATTATTATTACTTGTTTTTAATATTTTTACTTTTTAAATACCGGAGCTAATTTGTCTACAATTTTCTCACCACTTCTACCTATTACATAACCACCAATACCTATTTCTAGTAGGCTCCAAAATTGCGGCTCTAAAACAGGTGTTACTAAGTATGTTGATAACTGTGATATGAATTTAGTATATATTATTATAAAGCCAAATGATAACATAAGTACTGGCCTCCAGCTTCTTTGTAACCAATTACCTTTAGCTTCAGCTACAATAATCTCAGTCTGTATTTTTTGCAATTCCAACTG